CTGTCACCTTTTCTAAATATCTATTCGTTTCTAAAGTTATCTGCATAAATTAATAGTTGTTTTGCCTCATTAATTTACAGAAGTTATTTCTAACCTATCACTGAACCTGCTGGAGGTTGTTGGCGACCACGAAGTCGAGGCTGACGAACTCGATGCTCTTTGTGGGTTGCACGTAGATCTTGCCACGAACGGTGTTGTTTTCCACGTCTGTTTGAGTTGTTGTCGACGAATCTATGATAACCTTGAATCTTTCGAGGCCGGCGAGCGCCTGGATTCTCTGGAGACGTGGGGTGACCGCCGCCGAGAAGCGCGCGAGCGTTGCTTCACGGTTAGGTTCAAAGATGATTGTCTGTGCGATATCTCGGACTTGACGCCTGATCTCGATGAGGAGGCGGCGGACGTTGACACGATCGAGGGAAGAAGCTGCCAATTGCAATGTCTTCTGGCCCCAGACGACGAGACCTGAGGATGGATTAAGCCCGGACTTTGGAGCTCCAACGAAAGCTATCAAAGGATTGACTCTTTCATTATAAAGAGCATCGAGGTCCTCTTCCTTGAGCTTTACGCGGGCCTCGAGGGCAGCCTGTGGCAATGCACCGCGAGTGAAACCTGCTGGTGCAAACCATGGGTGACCGACAGCGTCATTGAGAGCCAAAGCACCCATGACAAGGACCGAAGGAGGAACAAAGATGTTGTTGCGATCGGGAGCTGCGTACAATACATCGGGGAAGTAAGAGGCTGCGAAGGATGAATTGACACTGCGATCAACGAAGCTAGAGATGGTATTTGATACCGATGGTATCTGGGTGTTTAGCCTGACCTCGTTGACTGCTTCCATTCCATTTTCGTCGTATTGTTCGATGTCCATTATGTACAAGGCATCAAATCTCTCTTCAACCGCTATTGTTGCATAGTCTGTGACCACGGGGTTACGAATACCGGGTATCGCCAAAAGTTGTAAATCAACATTGGTTGTGTTCTTCATGATGTCTATAGCTTTTGTATAAGCCTTGACATTTGGGCCTTCGCTTAATAAACGACTATTTGGCCCTTCCACGAAAACCATGTCGTCGCTAACTGCATTGTTAGAGATTTTGAACTCTTCTTCGTCAAAAATATTGACGCCATTGAATCCGCCTTGAAGCAGGAAGCTGAACTTGGCAAAAGACCTGTTGACTGTTTCTCTGAGGTCTTTAACCTGCAAGGACCTTGTACCTGTATTGTTGTCAACAATGTTGCCATTTCTAACATGCTTAGCTGCATTCCACTTAAGAACATCTGCAATTGCACCAGCACCAGAGCCTGTAACAACCTGTATATTTTCCAAAGTAAATAAGTTATTACAGAATCTATCGGAATCTATTATTCCATTTTCGGCAGTATCGGCAGCCCCGGCATTGTCGCCAACGAGCACTGGCATTACCGTTGTGGAGAAGTCGGGGAAATATTTCGCAAAACTCTTCAACGAAGCATTGGCAACGACCGAAGAATTTGGCAAAGAAATATTTTCAATTTTTTCAAACTGCATGCCCCAGTAATAATCTGAATCCGCCAATTCTGTTTGACTACCAACAACACCCTCTGTTGACTTTTGACGGAATGGAACTGGGGGTGTCGTCATGCGTCGGAGAACATCGGAATTTAATTGGCCTGCTTCAACAGCTGCATTGAATATAGCCGAACCAGAAGTTACAAGATGGGCTATGCCTCTAAAGCCCATTGGAAGGGCCGCGGGATCGACAAAGCCGTTAATGACATCTGGGTGAACTTCAACCCTGATATAATTTGATCGATTGGAATAATTGCCATCAACGACCAATTTTTGTTCTTCTATTTCTCTATCAAAATCGAAGTAGGTATTCGCATCGCCGATCACCTTGGCTATATAGCGATTGGATGTTGGATTGAGATCAACAACAAAGCTTTCACCATTCGCAATTAGAGATTGCGCAAGATCCCTGTCACCAAATTTTCTAACCTTGAGGGTAAAGTTTCCATATTTGTTAGCTGGGTCTGACGATGGGGTAATGTTTTCTATGGATATCTTATAATTGGTAGAGATATCTTGTCCGGCGTCGAGGGCGTGAAGTCTAAAGAGATTAACAGCTTTGCCACCGAACTTTTGTGAAATAACCCAAGGTGACTTTGCGTAACCAAATCTGTCCTCAAAGTTTTCGAAATTGGGAGTGTATTCATCACCCATATTGCGTGCCATCGAGGAAGTGGCAAGGAAAGCAGAAACTTCCAAACCGCTCTTGCCACCGTAAACGGAACCATTGGCATCGGCACCATAAGTTACACCAATAAGACCAGATCCGGTTAGTGCTGCGACAGCCGTTGTTACATCCCAGTTGGCATATAGGTAATGGCCGGCTTCTTGCAGCTTGTATGGATCTGTGTTGAAGACATTGGAAAAATATTTATTAGAAGTGATGTTGAAAGAAGCGGTTATTGCATTGGGATAACGGGGATCTGTGCCCTTGTGTCCATTGAGCAATAAAACGAACTCTTGTTTTGGTGTTGAGTCTTCGAATAGGATAACTGAACCAAAAGTAGAACCCTTGGGAGAGGCAGATTCTGATCCGACGTCCGCGGAACCTGGGGCTGCGCTATCCACAGACGTTAACGAAGAAGACAGCCTTAAAAGAACACCAGAGGCGGCCATCAAAACACCACGGACTATCGGAGTCGAAGTTGAACCAGCTTTTTGTAGCCCCGCGTCACTAAAGAAAGTAGAACCAGCCGACTCGGACATATAGCATCCAAGGAAGTAGGTTCGCCCAGGTTCACCTTCAGCATTGGCGTAAGGATTTGCACTAAGTAATCCAGTTGTGCCATAAGGTTGATTCTCACCGACGACAAAGCCGGCATTGGAGACAGAGCCAGGATAATCTTGAGATGCGTCTTGGCGCATCAAACCGTTACCAACACCTAATACTCTCAAATACGTAACGGCCTGGGCATTTCTAAGCCACTCAAGAACTGCGAGAGGTCCGAAGTGCTTACTATCGATAGTTCCAAACTTGGCTTGAAAATCCGATAGTAATCCGACCGTTACCGGAACGAATGCTGGGCCTTGTTTGGAGGTTCCTATTATGCCCGCTGGGATCCCAACGGGTTGTTGAGCCAATGGACCTGAAACATCTATCTCGTTTGCTGTTACGCCTGCTGCGCCTAATTTTAACTGTGCCATCTATGTAGCTCCCAATCTAGATTCTAACTATGCGGTTGTCTTGGAATTTCACACGAACTGCACACCAGCGTTCGTAATTATAAAATCGATAGCGATATATTCTATGGCCCTTGTTGGGACGACAACAATACGACCATTTAATTTATTAAGATCAACGTCTTCTTGTGTGTTATTTGTTTCATTCATCACGACCTGGAAGGCCTCGATGCCAGCCTGTGTTTGAATCAAACTAAGCTGGAAAACTGCGTTGGATACGAAGTTATTACGAACAGCTGGGGTGTTTTGTTCAAACACTATTCTATTTGCTATTCCGATAATGATACGCTTGACCTCTAGAAGGAGTCGACGAACATTGACTCTATCGAGAGCAGATTTGCTTACCTGTAGCGTCTTTTGACCATAAATGACGTATCCAAGTCTCGGGAAGGTGGCGATAGGATTGATGCGAGAATCATAGAGTCTATCACGATCAGACACATTAAGTCGCACAGCAACGTTCGTCACAAAGTCCAATGCTGCCCTGTTAAAACCTGCGGGGGCAAACCAAGGATAAGAAACTCTGTCATTGAAACCAAGAGCACCCAAAGCCGCAACAGAAGCAGGCACCTTTATTCGACGAATATTAGTTGCGTCATCAATAAAAACGTCTGGGAAGTAAGTCGTAGAATAATTATTGTCTATTGCTCTAGAATCAAAAATATCCACGGTTTTCTTTACGCTTGGTTTTGCAGAAGAATCATCATATAGTCTATTGCCACTATCGTCATAAGACGGTATGTCCATTAGATGGAGAGCAAGTCCATAATTTTTTACCTTCTTAGCAGTAACATCTGTAACATATGGTTCTCTAATGCCTGGCGTCGTCAAAATATTAACGCCAGCCGCATAAGGATCCGTCATGATATCAACGGCTGTCAAGTAAGATGTAACACCATTGTTTTCTTTTCCTTCACCAGAAGTGTTGGAACTAAATCCAAGCGGAGAATAATCGACCGAAGCCCCTCCACTTGGCGCATCAAAAGATACTGATTTATCATTCAATCTTCTAGAGTCTCTATCCAGATAGTTGACACCATCAAATCCGCCGTACATCAAATTTGTAAATTTGGCGAATGAAGAAAATCTATTAAAGCTGCTCGCCGAGGTTTTTGCCAAAAGGGTGGCAAAGGTTATTCTATTATTCAATGTACCATCGGAAACAGTATAGTCCGTGGTATTGGGAACAGCATTTCTTAAATAAGCTGTCTCTTTCATGTGAGCTGCAGCAGAACCAGTTATATCAGCCAGAGATGTGTTGGCCAAGGCTACCTTAGCCAAGCTAAATTTATTGTTGTTGAAAGTATCGGCACCAGAACCCGTATGTAAAGCGTCCAATTTTTCAATGCCCATAAATCTAGTCAAAGATCCCAACAGGTTGTTTTTCTCGGTCAACACATTGGAGTTAAGAACCTCATTGTCTTTGTTGGAAGCATTTCTTTCAAATTTAATGCCCCAATAAAGAGCTGGAAGAGTGACTTCTTTGGATCCTGGTGCGCCGGCAATCGTTGTAGTCGGACTAGAATCAACTTCTCCACGAGTAACCTTAAAACGATATGGGATCGGAGGAAGAACTGACCCTGACAAATGATGGCTATTAGATCCAGACAAAGCCAGCCTTTCGGTTCCTTTTACGATTTCCGCCTTGGCAGAAATGTTGTCATTTGTCTTCAACAATGAAGGTCCCCTAAATCCGAAGGGCAACGTAACGTCTGGCACCAATTTTCTATCAACGGCATCATTCATTACCGCTCTAACGTACTTGGAATTATTGGCATATTTGCCTGATGCCACAAGGCGGCGCTCACGTGGATCGACTGCGTCAAAGTGATAAGAAACCTTGCGATCGCCAATCAACTTGGCAATGTAATTATCGGAATCAGGATTCAGGTTGCAATTTGTGAATTGCTCGATGACTATTGGAGAATTGTCTGTGTCTTCCCAGCTACGAATCTGAACATTGAATGTTCCATATTTATTTGTATTGTCGGGAGACGCCTTAACGTTGGCTATGGAAATCTTATAAAGCTTGTTGGAATATTCACCATCATCAATGGCCTCAAATTTAAAGAGGTCGTATTCCATCTTTCCAAATGGTTGAGAAATAAACCAAGAAGTTTGTGGAGCTGTGTACCTAGAGTTATAGGAGCCAAAAATTTCTCTATAATTGAGATTATTTGCTTCGACATTGACAACAGAAGAGCCGGAAAGGACAGCCACGTAGTTATCAGCGTCCACAGAAGCAATCTGTTTGTCAACTGCAAAATCGCCAGCAAGGAAGTGCTGAGATTCGTAAAACTTATCGGGATCATTATTTAACACCTTGGCAAAATAATCATTCGCCGAAGGATCAAAAGAAGCAGTTAAAATACGGATACCAGGCTTGCCTTCGTCATTGGAATAAGCTGTCCCCAAAGAAGAAGAAATAACAATCTTAATTCTAGAAGATTCATTGATTGTTTTGGCCTGCGCCACATCGTCCATTAATGCAATATTATTAGCACCAGGAAGATTTTCATTTCCGCTTGCAATCATCAAGCGAGCCGTTTTTGGCACCATTACCATTCCGCGAATAAGATTGACCTTGTGATCAATGGAAACACCTGGGAAGGTATCGTTGTCGCTGAACATGGGCATACCATATGCTTCGTTAGAAGAAACGGTATGTTCTGCAGCAATAAATTGAACCACTTCAGTGTGTCGTTTGTCGGCGGTCTGGCTTCCAAATAAGGTAAATCCTGCATTTTTTACAGTGCCATAAGCCAATGTTTCGTTGATATCTTCCAAAGATGAATTTGCGCCAGCACCGAGTACCCTCATATACGTGAGAGAAGTACGATTTTTTAGAAATTCATTAACCGCGTATGGACCAAACTGCTTAGTGTCCAAATTTCCAAATGTAGACACAAATTCGTTGAAATTGGCAAAAGTAACCGGAACAAAGGCTGGTCCTTTATTCGCAGTTCCAATAACCCCAGCGGGGACTCCAACGGGTCCTCCTACAACTGGAGCTGATAAATCAATTTCACGCTCATAAAAATTTGGAGACCTAAAAATCTGCTCAGCCATTACCGTTCTCCTTCACAATCAACACATTGTTCAATTAATAAGTATTCAGAAAAAAGTTGTTATTTGTCGACAGTCACTATTTTTAATCCATCAATATCAGTAGATGAATAAACTGTTTCTCCTGTCGATGGATTTACATTAACAATCTTTATATATCTGACTTCATTGCCAATTTCTAATTTTTCATACGGTCCAGGGAATAATCCTCTTGGATAACTAGACAAGGCCGGATCATTGGAGTCTATAGTCGAAGGCGGAGTCAATGCATTGGATGGCCTTTGATCAGCCCTGCGGCTTTGTTTGTCGCCCAATGGCAATGTTGGATCATCGCCACCTAATAAATAATTGTTTGAAAATTCTTCAACTGAATCGACCGGGGCATCGGCAGCTGCTTGAGAAGCAACCTTGAAATCTATTATGGGAGAAGAAACATATCTTTTCACGGGAATGGGAATTCCAGGAGAGGAAGATGCCCAAATATAAGCAGGCACTTTCAATGAAAATTTATTTTTTATAAATCTCTCTTCGTTAGCCATGTTATCAAAATTTGATTCAATAGCAAAATTACCGCCTTCCACAGTAGCTATAAACCAATATCCCTTGGGAGAAATTAACTTCCATGATTGGGCTTGTGGCAAAAAAGAAGACAATAATTTTTCAATAATTTGATTAAGGTGTTGAGTATATTGTGCCCAAACGGTTACCTCATAAGTCGCCGTATAAAACTGAGGTGATGGGACAACGATGGTCTCATAAATGTTGTTTTTCCTATCGGTTTTTAATAAAGCTCCATTTCGAATAGAAAAATCATTCTTTAAAGAACCAACTTTTCTATTGGTTGTTATTTGATTAGAAACCTGTAAGTCAGTCGGATTAACGGCAACGTTAACCTGATTATTAATAAATAATTTATTAATTAAATTTTGGTAATTACGGTCGGATTTATCCAATCTCCTCCTGACCACAATCTCGCCGGTCTGTTGGTTAATTCCACGACCCGCGATGTCACTGGCCATATCCTGGACGATTCCCGTCCTCATTATCGTTATTAGAGGTAAAATAAGAGAATTGTTCTTGTCTCTCAATGGACGACCCTTCTTCAACAATGCCCACTTTTCTCCGGCCGCAAATATGACAGGAACCTTGCGTAACGCAGCAGTGTCTTTTCCGCCAACCATCGGTTGTATCTCTTTATCAAAAAGAGAAAATAAGGCTACATCAACATCCTCAATGCCACAAGAAGGTATGGAAAGGTCTGACTTTAGACCATCATAACCAGAAGCGACGCCGGGGACACCATGATTCTTTTCATCTTTTGCATTGAATCTTGTTGTCATAGGTCAATCCTCGTCATAGAAAGCCGAGCCAGCCCCCGTCGTATCTCCAGAAGGTGACACCTCTTTAGGTCCAGACAACGGAGGATCCAAGACTCCATTGCGAACAAGGTCTCTGACATCTCCGGTCGGCTCCTCAACAGAGTTCAATTCGAATCCTCGTTGTTGGACAAAAGTCTCTTGAACAGCATCAACGTCTGTATTTGATATATCAGTCGGACCAAGTATTGGAGCATCGAACTGACCAATTCGGGCGCGAGTACCGATTAGTTTTACGCCATCCTTGTGCTCAGGCATACCATAGATGTTTCTCATGAAGACACGTTCGGTGATCTCATAGAAAATTTGACCAAAAGAGAAAAAATCTCCGATATTAACGCTAATTCCCTTTTCCACAAGATCTCGATGTTGTATATAGGCCTCAACCTTATACTGAGCATCTACACCAAATTGATCTATCTTGGTGTCTGACTGGAAATTATTGTCGACGAGAGCGTCTAACTCTATCGGGGAATCAAAAACCTTCCTCAAAGATTCATTGTATAGCTCATGAGTTTTAGTCTTTATCTCGGAGACAGGAAAATAGTAGATCTTTTGACCTACGACGTCCTTCATTATCTCTTTCGTAATGTCGGAGATGAAGTTTAGTTCGCGAGGGGTGATGAATAGACGTGCCATGGTTCACCTCATCCGATTATGACAGATTTTCCGAGGGGCATGGGGATATAACGAAGCTGTTTATTCAGGTTTTCTGCAGCTAAAGCGTCGTTCTCCAACATCTTGGTGTGGGTCATGTTCTCCAAGAATTCCTTCATTTGGGTCTGGAGCTTTTCTTTGTCTTCTCGGCCTTGTGTCACCAATGCCTCACCGTTGAGCTGTAAATCGGCGTTGGGGATGGGAATGGACTGGAATTTGGAACGAATCAAGCCAAGCAACTCGCGAGCCAGAGCCAGCGTATACTGACGAATCCACTGTCGTCCAGGTTGATTTATGGTAGAAAAAGGGATGTTGCCGAGAGGTATGTTGCTCGGTCCAGAAACTCCATAGATGGAAGAATCCTTATATGCCGTCGGATTAAGAGGGTCATTGGGCGGCATGACCTTAATATACAGACGGCCAGTCTGTAGGTCTGTAGTGGGGATAGGATAAATCCTCAAATCTCCACCCAATACTTCATAGCTGTAATTAGAACGCCTCACTCTGAAGGCAGATTCCAGCATTCCGCGGCGGAGGACGTCCTCGAAGATAGGAAGGACGTAGAAGACGGTCGAGTTGACATAAGACTCGTAGTTAAAATTTGTGGCCAAGAAATTAGTGATGTTCGAAGCGTTGAGCAGGAACTGCTGCGCCGCCAAAGGTTCAAAATGGAATATTTCGACGATCTTCAGCTTGCCCTTGGATCCGGACATCTCTTCGTAAATGACAGCGTTAGTCTCTATGTTCTTTAAGTCGGAATAAATTTTGTAGTCTTGCTTGCCAGAAACCAGATCTATGTAACCAAGTTTGGCGTCGTAAGAGCCTCCAACAAATGAAGCGTTGGCGTAGGGCTCTGACATGCGAAGCAGATATTCCAACGTGCGTTGGGCATACTTATTGGTCAAATCGTTCGAACCGGTTGCAAGACCAAGGACGTTTGTTATCTCGGAACGTATTTTTGTCTCGTGTATCAAACGAGCATATTCGCAACAAGACTCCTCAAAGCAGGCCCAGATTTCTTTACGGGTCAACTCTACAGACAGCACATCGTCACCAAGTTTGCGCTTGACGAAAGTAACCATCGAGTCTGCTTCCACCTGAAAGCTAGAATCAGAATCAAAAAACCCAAACGGTGTAGGCGCCAACGTGGAATTGAAGTTAGACATGCGACGGACCTATCTTAAAAGATAAGTATGCAATCACATGCGAATCAATTTCAACCACCGCTAGCTTTTATCGCTCTCTCTTGACGTTCTGCGGACGCCCTACTGGCGTGTGTGCCCAATCGACGGCGGCGGCCGGTCTTGGGGTCTTTTTTCTTTGTATAAAGACAATATTTGCCGTCACCACAAGATCTGATGATCTCGTTAATCGGAGATAATCTCTCTAGAGATCGTGCCATCTCTTCACTCTGCGAATAAACAGGCGATGAAGTCTTTGGATTCCAATAAACAACAGTCATGGAGGAATCTGGCAAAAGCACATATGGGATGGCCGGCAAAACTTTGTCCACATTACGTAGAGCAACCGTACAACCAGACAGCATGTCTCCATGATTTTTTTCTAAAAATTCATAAAATTCTGGGTGTCTGTCAGCTATATCTTGCAAAGAAGAAACTTTTAATCCGGCAATAATCACTCCTCGGATACGTTCCTTAATTAATTCTTTCAAATAAAAAAGAACGCGGGATTCAGCCTGTAAATCGACTCCATCTTCTATTTTTTCTTCAGAAGATTTTTCATCGGCATTGGTCATCATCCCGCGGCGAGCGGAGGCCGGCTCATATCCATAAATCTGCTTCATGAGCCTAATTATGTATTACATTGAAGATAAAATCGCTTGAACTGCCGTAACAACCCTCTGACGAAGCTCTTCAGGTAGCGCAGACAACAAAACATAAGTCTCTGGCTTCATGTAAGAAGAAGGTGTTCCTCCTTCGATATACCCATTACTCGTCGTCACCCCTACACGAAGAGTCAATGGAGGAGGTCCAACTTTTTCGGTAACAATAGGCTGGTATAGGTCTACTTTTTGCATGTTGTACATCACCCCTTCAAAACTTGTTTATTCTCATTAAGAGCCTGATTGGCTTTATTCAAACGCAAACGTAGCTCTGTCAATTCTTCTGTAAGACGCAAAACTCCTGCTGAATTTCCAGATTGTTGACAAGAAAAAAGATTAGCCTCAGTCTGCTTGATGTCTTCCAATAATTTTTCTGTTGTAGCTGACATATTTCCCTTTCTTAGTACAGCATCCTAGGTCCATATCAATAGACATCGACAACTTGTATGCTCTCCAGCTTTCAAAGATACTAACAACTATATAAACCTATTTTTTAAAACCAACCTTCTTTTGGGGAGGAGCGTATACACCATCGTCAATTTCATCGATATTAGAAGAATTTAAACTAATTGTTTTTAAATCTTCTTCTAATTGATGGATACGTTGTTGCTCTTTATCGGCCCACTTAGAAAAGTGGGGCTGTGCCTTGGAGACTTCCGTAGCCGTAAGAGAGTCTAGAATAATTTCTTCCATTCTCTTTTTTACTTCCTCGACTCCTTCCCAGCCCGGAACATCAGAATCGGTAGAAGACAACTGTATAGACAAAGCGTTATACAACGCCAAAAATTGGTTTGGATCTAACCTCAGATTCATAATTCTTCCTCCTCAACATTAACTTTGATACCTAACTCAAAGGTAGAAGTCCAAGAAACTGGGAACTTCTTGACCTCAAACTTCCTAGAAACACCATCATTAGTCTCGATCTGAACCCAATCGGACCCTCGAATCACAGAACTAACCGAACAAATCAACTCTTCACCATCATCAAGATCAACGTCCAGCTCTCCATTAGGAGCAGAAACAAAAATCAAGATATGCTTGTTTTTTCCTTCCGTGACCTTCAAAGAATCCAATTCAACAAAATCAGCTACGTTGAAAAAATATTCTTCTTCTTCAGACTCATCATCTTCATCCTCAGAAGCAACAGGATCTGCGCTATTCATGCTAGCAGCATTTTCAAGTTGTCCACCAGACACAATGTGCTCATCCAGTTTATCGACAAGATCTAGAATTTCCTCTTGGAGATACGAATTAAGCAATATCTGAGAAGAAGTCCTAATTGTAAACAAAACCTGAGACATCAATAAAGCTTCTCTGTCTGTAATCTCTAACATCTTTAGATCCCTCAACGGGTCAAGGCCGATACCCCATAAAGAGACATCGGCCAAAACCACAATTTGTTGGTGTCAGTAAGTCTTGTTTGTCGAACGATAATGCTTTTGAAGGAGGCGATAAAGCGTACGAGCCTCGCGGCCATCAAGCCGAACAGGATCAGAACCACCCGGGAAATCAATAAACATCTGCGTCGCATCCGTCTTCGGACATGTACTGACGGCGGCACTGAGCGAACTGTCGTCGCGACGATAAGTCTCTGTGCGGAGCTTACCATTACGAGTCTCACGGGTACGGATCACGGCGTTACGGTTCTGAGGAACATACTTACGGTTTCTACGTGTAGTCATCTGTATTTCTCCAAACGCTCTTGTTGTGGGGCATCAATACCCTCTAGCGTATGTTAAGATACTACGTCGCCAACATTTGTATGTATAAATCAAATATTCAATAAAGAATATTGCTACTTTTTGTCGGAATCTTTGTCGTCGGCCGACACCTTCTTCAAAATGGTCATCGCCTTCACTGTGTCTTCGGGACTGGCGTCCAACAGCTTGGCAAAAACATCACCAAAGATTTTATCGTCGGTCGCGGTGCGCTTGCCGCCACGAAGATTGCTAACAGAGGTTTTCAGCTTGCCTGCATCCAATCCAAGAGCATCGGCCATCTTCTTGATGTCCAACTGACCTTTGGCATCACCAGCCGTCGCAGAACCAGCCTTGGCCTTTGCTTCGCCGTCGTCAGGGCCCTCGAACAATGTTTCTGCAATCTCTTGTCGAATTAGTCTACGAAGGGTAGACTCTGTCAAGGTCAATCTAGAATGATTAGGGGATGGTTTACGCATATCTGTATATATCTCCATCAGACCGACTTTATCTTCATCAGATCCAAAAAATCGTGGTCTCCTAAGACGTGGGACCTACCATCTATCGTATAGACGACGTTGAGCTTTTTGTCCAGCGCCCAATGGACCAACCAATTCAACACAGAAACATCCATCTTCTTGCCGGCCTCCACCACTTCGTAGTAAGAAACTATGCCAGAAGCTCCACCGTGTAACTTCCTGGTTATTATCACGTCTGACAAATTTGGTTTCAACCACGCCGGAATGCCATCGACCTCGTCCAACCAAACACACCTGTAATTCCTACAAGGATCGAGCGGACGAGAATCGTATATCGTACAACCTCGCTCACCCTTCTCCAAAAAGAAACAATTGACGCCTGGATACATCCTATGATTATGGACGTCCCCCTCCAACCAACCCTCGCAACACTTGGAACACTCTCCACAGCTTCGCTTGTCAAGTGTCAATATCGGAAGACTAGTTCCCATAGGACCACATTATATCCGGTCAACTAATCTTGGAAACAAGACGTATCATCTCTTCTACCTCGGCGATCACCGAATTTATCTTCACCTCAAGAGGAATGACAGATATCGGTATAATACCCTTTTCACCCATGCCAAAAGTCCGCCACTCCTTGATGGAAAGCGATAACTGTACCAAATCTGCCTTAATACGAAATAACGCTGCACCAACTGAAGTAGGCTTGAGAACAGGAGTCATAAACCACCTCCTGCAAATACTTATCAATTTGTCAACAAATTCAATTACGAATTTATCAAATTTTATTGAAATGAAAAATTGCGGCCATCCAACAAGGCGGCGTCACAAAAACTCGGACGCTCACTTTGCCTTCTTCCACTCAAAAGACTCAACTTCAATCGGTCCAAATCCAAAGACTTCTCGCTCGCTCTGCTTTCCAACGAACCTATCCAGAGCGTAAATTCCATCCGTCAAATCAAGAAAACATCCAGGATTCTTAGACACATGGGTCTTCAATACCACCACCCAACTGTTCAAAGTTCGTCCCACAGAATCTTTAGCAAACTTTTCCGCAGTGAGCTCATCCACAGTCCACGACGACATCCGTCCATCATCCACATATCCTTCGGAAGAAACCCCACTGTCCTCAGGAGAAAAATCCAACTTCTTCTCCAGCCAATCCTCCGTCACAGCTATCCCACGATACAAGACATCAACATTAGGCTCTTTAAAAAACTTAGGATACTTCTTGTCACGCAACAACTTCTTCACGACAGCTATCTGAGAAGAATTCAATTTCTCGTTCCTAAAAATCTGCTCCACAAACCCGTCATACAAGTCTCTCTCTTCACGGGTGTCCTTCTCAAAAGGAACATCATCCAACCTCTCCTCACCAAACGCTATCTTCCCCAACTCACCACCCTCAGGCTCATCAAAATCAAACTTTTCTTTTTTGGCCTCCAACGGCAACACCACCTCTTCGTAAAATTCATTTACAATCTGAGGCAAACGAACAATGCTGTCCACTTCACGACCATACAGCTCGATATTAGACAAAGCAGAGCCTGGATCCCTAAGGGTCCGCATGCGATACCCTTCCTCATGATCAACCGCCATTTTTATCAGATTAGGATACCAATCTCGTGCTACCTTCTTCGGACTGTACAACATATTGACAAGATTCTGGGTCAACCCCTTGCTCACCAATTTCTTGTTCAACTTTTCTACATAAGGGCTGGTTTTAAACCCTGTCGGAATATTCTCAATATATCCACGTAATACATCGTTGGAATTTAACACGCCCTGCAGTTCTTCGAGCGCGGACAATACGGCCGACTGCTTCGATTTCATGTTGGCAATGATCTCTCGCATCCTAGCTTGGGTCTCACGATAATCCAGCTTTGCTTCTACTTGCTCACGGATGTACTTACGCAACAACGATAAAGACATATCTTTATGTATCAATCCCGGGAAGAAACTCGCTTACCACGCATCACCAACGGATTCTCCTTGACCAACCAAAATTCTTTTTCAAAGGGCGGGGTTTCCCCCTTCCTAAACCAAAACAATTTTCTGCCGGCCGTAGATGAATACACACCTATTATCGTGATCTCACCGGCATGTACCAGGTCATGGCACGAATGACACAATACCGCCAAATTCTCGTTGTCGTTCGTACACCTAGGGTCGCACTGCGGAATGATGTGATGAACGTTCAACGCCGCAGACCGGTCATACCCACAAACCTCACACTGATCCTTGAGTAACTTGTCCTGACCATGTCTACGACGCTTCACAACAACATTATACTTCAATCTTTACAACAGTCAAAATCACGTTGCAATCGTGAGCGGATCGTTGGTCACCGCATGGAGGAACTAGTGGC